TCCAAGTTCTCCACCACCACACCTGCGACCGCCGAAGCCCTGGATATCCTGGAAGAGACGGAACGCTCGGCCCCCGAGTTCCTGGGTGATGACGATATCGTGAAGGAGTACTTTGCCGATTCCAAGGTCAAGCCTCACTTGAAGACGACGGCGTGGTTGAAGGGATTTGTTAAGCTGGTCTCCGAGTCCGTCGTGGTCATCAAGGGCGACATGGACCTGAAGGCTCTGAAGTCGGCGTGCAAGACCCATGGGTTCGCGTTTCACCCTCCGATGGGTATCGTGGACATTGCCAAACACAATCCCGACTTCAACAAGCGGTGTGGAACGGCCAAGCTGGAGGGCACCTACGACTGCATCAAGAAGGAGCTGTCTCCCGCCCTGAAGAAGGCGTTTCCCATCGGCAAGGCCCACGACCCCGTTTCCGATGCTGCCATGACCATCCAGATCGCCGCCTGGATCGCTACGAAAGATGTTAAGTAGACACAATGGATACTCGCTTCTGGGGGCCGAGTGGGTGGGAGTTGTTCCACCTGATTGCCTTCCGTTCTCCCCACCCCGACGATGTCTTGAACATCATGAAGGATGTGCTCCCCTGCAAGTTCTGCCGCGCCAGCACCACGGACTATGTCCAGAAACATCCGCTGCGGGGAAACCCCGGCAAGTGGCTGTACGAGATTCACAACATGGTCAACAACAAACTCCGCATCCAATGTGCGGACGATCCGACCGTCGTGAACCCTGGGGTCGACCCCGCATTCGAAGCGGTCAAGGCCAAGTATATGTCCATGAAGCCCACCAGGGTCCCGGGTCGCGATTTCCTGATGTCGGTGGCGTATGTGTACCCTGCTCAGCCCGAGCAGACGGATATGGCCCTGCAGCGCACCTTCATGCATGCGCTTGCCAATGCGTATCCATTCGAGGAACTGCGCAAGGTGTTCGCAGACTATATCAAGGCCCACGAACCTGCTCTGGACTCCCAACGTGTCTACACCAAATGGATGTATGGACTCCTCAAGGCATTATCGTCGAAAACGGGTTCGCGTATTCCCACCTACCGAGGATATTCTCACCATGTGGCTTACTACAAGAGTGGATGTTCAAAGAAAACCTACCATGGAAAGACCTGCCGAAAGGTGCGAGGAGGAGGATACACTAAACAGCGAGACCACCGGCGGACTCATCGGATTTCCCACCGAGAACTACTTGGCTAAACAGAGAGACGAGCGCGCCACTCTGTGTATGCAAGTGTATCTTCTGTGTTGGTTCGTGTTTACGGTCTATGTGATCTGGACAGCACTTACATCATCCCCATGAAGCCGCGGCGGGACTTGCGGCCCGACTTGCGGCCACGACGCGTCTTCTTGCCAGACGAGCTCGACGCCGACTTCTTGTAGGTCAGCTTCGCCGCCTTGATCACCTGCGAGAGGCCCATGCCCTTCTTGTAGGTACCCTTGCGCTTCATGTCGGCCATCGTGGACTTGACGTGAGAGAGCCAAGCGTTCGCCATTTTGTTAGTTCAACGCGAAAAAGTTATACCCGCTCGATGAATCCAGAACCCGACCCTGCCAGGTTCCACTGGCATCCAGACGCGACGATCTCATTGTCGCCCGCATACACATTTTTCGACTTGTCCTTCACAACCAAGACCAAGTGATGCTCTGCAAACTCCTTCAGCTCCTCGGGATCACGAGGGTGGAGAGCACGCGCATAGTCCAGTCGCCGCAGACCCGAGTCGCCCCACGACAGGGTCACCAGCGATTCCATCTCCGTACCACGCGTCTCGGGCCCCGACACCAAAATCAGCTTGCCAGCCAGGGAGTCCAGCGGAACCTCAGCGAGCTCGGGAGTAGGGGGCACGAGCTGGCGATGGACGGTTTCGCGCAGAGACTTGGCCACTGCATTGAGAGTGACCGTAGTGTCCGTGTGGAACACCAGCGACAGGATGAACGGGTCCCGGCTGTCGAATGCCTTGTTCAGTAGAGTCACGCATGCGGGCTCGAATTTTTCCTCGGAAGGCAGAAGGACGGCGCGGTCCTGCATGTCGGACCCGACGTGGAGCTCCAGCAGACGCTTGCCGCTCGACATGGCCTCCGACAGGTCCGTCGTGCCCGCCACATAGTAATCGGCCACGCGCTTCCGCTGTGTGTTCTCTGGAGTTGGGAACCCATCACCGACTTCACGCGAAATCAGGTAGCCTGCGAGAGCCATGGCGGACACACCCAATATAACTTCCATTGTGTAGTCCAACGACTACTTTTCGGGCATTCTGAACAGGAGGTTGCGGAAGGCGTTCATCTCGTCGTCTGGGATTCGACGATCCATTGGGAGGTGGAGGAGGCAGGCGTAGTGGAAATACAAGCAGTACATTCCGCACTCGGAATCCTTCTGCTGATGACGAATGGTGTTGTACGAGAGTCGCATGGGCTCTTGGCCAGACACTGCGTCCCACTGCTGTTGCCACCGCGTCATCAGCTCCACGATCTGCGGCTCGGGGTGGTGGGCATAGGAATCAAAGTAGGTCATGCGGGGGTAGGCCAGGTCGGGCCGAATGTCGACAAAGGCCGCAATCCAGTGCTCACCCGGTCCGTCCGAGGTGTCGGTGTTGAAGACAATGCCGATCCGCGTCTTGCCCTTCTTGAACAGCTTGTCGATTCGCATGGAACACAGGGCGCTCACGATGCACTCGGACAGCTCCGTCTTCTTGTCAAAGTCGATGGGCACGCAGCCCACAAAGTAGTAGCCGTCGAACAGCTTGGTATACTGCCGCTCCACCTTGTCAATGTCGTCGCTCGACAGCCAGTCCGTGCGCTTGGCGGCCCAGTCAGGTGGTGCGTTGGGCGGAATCATCAAGGAGGACACGATGCAAGAGGGCGTTCCTTCGGCGCACTTGGTGTGAAGGCGCTGCTGGAGCTCAGCCCACATCTTGGTCGGTGCACCTTTTGGAATGGCCTTTTCTTTGGGATTTTCCTTGTTGTAGACCTCACGGAGACGATCAATCTCCTTGGCATCGAACAGCAGCATGCCCTCTTGTTGAAAACGGACAGATGATTTTAAGAACATGGAGCAAACCATGGAGACTCTCAAGCCTGTTCTTAGCAAGTACATCCAGACCACCAAGCAGCTCGCCGAGATGAATGCCGAGATTGCCGAGGTTCGCGACACCAAGCGGACGCTGGAGCTCGACCTGGCGGCTGTCTACGCGTCCAACACCCTGCCCGACAAGATTGAGCTGAAGGAGTCCAAGATGACCTTTGCGGTCAAGCGCCCCAACCAGTGGAAGCGGGGCTGGACGCTCTCCAAGAAGACACTGGACACCTATCTGCGTGACATCCTGGGCGAGAAGGGCCAAGAGGTCATGAAGGAGATTGTGCGTCGCCACGAGCCGACGCTGACAGAGGATGATTTCGGGTTCGAGCTGAAGTCGATCGATCATTGATGCAGTGATTGGGGTTGAATATAGGTTGGTTTCGGTGCCTTGATCGCGTCTTCGATCTCCCGAAGGAGGTTCGACAGTTCAGTGAGGTGTCGCTGGGCTTGCTTGGCATTTTCATGTGGTAGGAATCCGTGTTGAATACGAGTGACTGCGCACGACAAGGTTTGCTGAGTCTGCAGTACGCGGTGGGCCAGCGTACACAGGTGCTTCACCATCAACGTGATATGCGTTATTGCTAGAAAATATGTTTAAGCTCGACGGCGGCGGCGGGTGCGACCACCACCTGAAGTCAATGTACCGGCCAACACAAACAGGGCTGCCTCTAGGGCCCATTTCGCAGCCTCTCCCGAACTCCGGATCGCGGCCTTCGCTCTCTCCCCTAGAGGCAGGTTGGCGCGTGCTGCCTGCTCCTTCAATTTTGCCCGTCGTGCTGCCTGCGCCTCTTGCCGTTCGCGTTGCCGTTCCTCGAAGGCATCGTCGTCGGCATCGCCACCTTCTTTCGGAACACCCTCAAGTGCAGTTTTCAGAGACATGAGTTTGGCCTCATCGAGCTTCATGAGTGCCTCCTCGATCTCGGCCATGCGATCAGTATCGGACTTGGCCTCTGCACCGATGGCAGCCACTTCGGCCTTGAGTTCGGGGGGTTCGATAGGGGCCACTGCGTCTCTCAGAAGCTTTAGCTTGTCCGGGGTCGCAGTGACGATAGCAGCTAGAATCGCGTCGACCAACGCACGCTTCTCCTCGTCTGACATTGCACCCCCGCGACGACGGCGACGGGTCCGGCGGCCACCTCGCACTGGCGTTGGAGAGAATGCGAACTTGGGCTTCCTACTTAAGATCGCGTCGAGTTCGCTTCGCTCATCGTCGGTTGCATGCTTATCCCACTCAGCATAC